TTAATACTTGAATCCTTTGATATGCGCCGGATTAATTCCAACATCCTTAGCTTTACCCATCTCTTGAATTTCTTTCAAGACAATCGGCGCATCAGTATTGTTGAATCCCTCTCCTTTAACGCGAACGTCATAGCTTCCATAAGAATTCTTCTCTGCATAAGTCTGCTTATCAAGAAGTACATCTTTCAAGAAGTTTCGCATATGATCTTCCATCTTCTTGCTTTGCTCATCATTCAAATTCCGTGCCTCAATATGAATGATCGGTTTATCCATATCAGGAACTGCAATATTTTGTTGCATATAGCTCGGATAATACGTCTTAAGCTCCTGCTTCAATCGGTTGATCGCATTCTCATACTTCCATTTTGAATCGCAAGTGATAACCAGCGTATAGACTTTGTTCGGCTGCAATACTCGTTTCACTTGGTCACGAAGCAACGTCCAGGCGTATTTCGTTTGAATACGCTGAACCATTTTTACCGCCTGATCCTTGGTGACATTATCGATCGCAATACCATTTTTAGTTCCAGCTGGTTGTGGCGTTGGTGCAGGGTTAGGCTTGGGAGTGTTTCCACCTTGATTCTTCAAACGATACGCATAGAAATAAGGACACCCAGCCATTACCCATCGTTGATCATGATTGGCAATAATTGTTGTATCCTTCCAGCCTGTGCATTCTATCCAATTTTGATTATCTAAGGCGATCCCTGTGTGGCCGCCGGCACCGGCAGAGTATCCTTTTTGTCCCCAGATGATGATATCTCCGCGTTGCATTGGAAAGTCACTGTTCTCGGCGATCTTTTCATACCCTAACTTCGTAAGGTAATCGTGCAACGTTTCGGTACTCGGAATATATCCATAATCAAAGCCACCCGATTCACGTAAAATACGGTAGACAGACCCTGAGCAATCACAAGTGCCATCTGTGTAATATCGTGAGCCATACATGCTGTAGCTGCAGTTGTTTACGAAACGCTGAACAACAGCTAAACCCGTTTCAATATTAATGGCCATTATTTTTCCTCCTTCTTTTCTTCGATCTCTTTCGGTTGAGGCTGCAGACCGACATTTTTATCATCGGATTTTTCGTAAGCTTCTTTTGCTTTTTTCATATCCATGTTAGTCGTTCCCTCCTAAATTCAATAGTTTTGTAAAGACTTGATGTAACCCTGTAGAGGCTAACCCGCTCACTGCACCATAGACAATCGATTCCACACTGACGCCATTCATTACTGCGCCTAATGCAGCTCCTAGTACCGCCACGATCAATGGAATATATAAATTAGCCAATTTATTAAATAGTGGTGTCGCTTTAATTACGTAGCCTACGATCAAACACGCGACAACAATTACTGGTACAAAGTTTTCTGTAATAAAAGATAGATCCATGTTTATCTTCCTCCTAAATATTTAAGTAGCTCCATGACAAATGCAAAAACAACTCCTGCAGAACCGCCAATACCAAAAATCATTTTCCAAAGATTGGTTTTATCAATAATCTTCAATTCATAATTTTGTTGTTCCTTCATTTTTTCTAACTCTGCTTGACGACTTTCTGAATCATCGTTCCGTTTTAATACTGCTTGCAGAATTTGCGCATTTTGTTCTGATTGACGTGTATTCTGTTCACGAAGAAAGCGATTCGACTCATCTACCCTAGCGAGTCCTTCATTCATTGACTTTTGCATTTCCAATGTCACATCATTCAAACGACTAAGCTCTTTATCGTGTTGTTTCAATTTATTCTCATGCTGTTTGACTTGTGCTTCTAATTCCATCCACTTGGCTCCCCCTTCCAATCAAAATAAAAAGCACACCCGAAAGTGTGCTGAAACAAGTTATACCTCTTCAATTTTTAGTGACGTTAATTGCACTGCAAATGCTTGTTTCCCTGATCTTAATCCAATTTTTAAGGATAGTACATCCCCGCTATTGACAGAAATAACCCTTTGCCCCATCGCTGACCAAGTCAATCGAAGTGTTCCGTTGGTAGCTGCGGTAGCACCCAAAGCAATAAACTCATTCAAGGCATTATTTACATATGCATTAACATGTAAATAGTCAGTTGGATTTGTATCACCAACAACTAGCTTCATACCTCCAGTCACTAATAAATTTGTTGCTCTTTTGAATGTAAACGATCCATCGCTATTAACTGTATAGGGTCTATTATTCACATGATTTAGCGATCCACCAACAGAATCTCCATGAGGTACTAATGTTCCTTCATTTGCTACATTTGATAACGCAATCCCTTCTTTAAAAACTTCTTTGAATTTTATTGTGTCTGCTAACGTTTTAGGAGAAATCATTTTATCATCTGATGTCCCATTAATAACCTCTAATTGAGAAGCAAACAGCTTAGTAATCTCTTGCCAATCACCCCAAAGATTAGTGTTCTTATTAAGTAGGTTTCTGGCAAACATACGAGCACCACCCTTACTAGCCCCGGCGTTCGGATAAATAACTTCCTGAGAAACAACCGAACTGGTTGGACTGGCCTGATAGACTGTCAACCAACCTTGTTGTGAGCCGATATTTGCAGGTTGATTAATTCTATGATTATAACTAACGGTGTATGTTCCTATCTCATTGAAATCGTTCATATCCTCATCGGCACCTAGAGATTGTTCTTTTTGAATCCATGTGCCTGATTCTTTTTCTCCGCAATAAGCCGCCATCATTGACTTAATATAATCATTCGCCGATACATTCAGGTCAAATTGTAAACTAACATAATCAATGTTGAGAGTTGATGCTGTAACTCCGTCACCAGGTTCAGCATTGACTAGAAAATACATTTTACCAGTCGAATCAATAAATTCATTTGTACTACCAACGCTCCGTTTGATTTTTGTCACTGTACTGTTTGTTGTAGTCAAAGAACCTTCCCATTTGTTTCTAACAGGTGTCCATACTTGAAATGTCATCTTGTTTCCATTGGGGCCCGAACCGTAACCCCAAACGTTACCAGCTATACCAGAGATCATTGATCGAATTACCGTAACTTGACTTGACACCTCTTTAGCCCCTCGATCAGTGAAAAAGTTTTCACCTAGCCTATTGATCAAATAGGCGAGAACGTCATAACAGATTAAAACTTGTTGCATGTAACCGTTGGCTTTTTCATTTCTAAGAAATAATTCTTTATCTAAAGCTTTCACCTTATCAATATCGGCTTGAGGAAATTCTAACCAAGTTCCATTTGAAGGTGGTAACAAAGAAGTATACTGAGTACTTGCGATCTTGTTGACATTTTCTACTAATGACCCTGAGACCTTATCTTTAAAGTCTAATGACGTGGCTTCTATATTGGATTCTTTCCCAATTACCTGATCGACCACGTTTGCGGAACTTTGCTCCTTGTTAAAACTTTCCTCTTTTGTCCAGAAGTTACCAGTTTCAAAGTCTGCTAATGCCTGTTCGATCTGACTTCGAAGATCGCTTATTTGACCCTCTAACTCTACAATTCTTTCTTGAGCAACAGTGAAGTTTTGATCCATTTCATCAATTGCTTCATTTTGTAATTTATTTAATTCTGCTACTAATTTGTTGTATTCAGTGATGATCGTTTCTGCTTCTGGGGCGTCAATATCAGCATTACCGTCTACATAAATTTCAAAGCCAGCTGTGCTGTCTCTCTTGCCGTCCTTTACAATTGAAAAATACGCTTGTTCATACTTTCCGGCAACAGCGAAAGCCATATTTGGAAAAGTGTAATCAAACGTGCCTTTTTTAAGTTCTGAAGCATTACTACTTACGTTATTTGAGTCAAATACTTTAGTTTGTCCATTGTATGTTGTTCCTTCAAAGGTTATATCATACCCTGTAAGGTCAGCAACTTCGTCTCTTCGAGCTACGTTGACAGTTACAGTTTGTAACCGGTCATCCCCTACGCGACCATAGACGATGGCAGGCATGATTGGGTCTTTCGATAAATCTAAATTTAAGATTTTATTACTCATTAAAACCCTCCTCTGTGATATTTTCGTTTATTGTTCTTTGGTTGATCGAGTTTCTTTTCTAAACGCTCCACTTTTTCAATCAACTGTTTGTTAGTCAGGCTATTCAACATAATTTGTTTGTTGACATCTATTCTTAAATAGTGGTCTTTCTCACCTTCGGTGGATAGAAATGGAGAATGCTGGGCAATTAATCCCAATTCCCTCTTCTTACTAGGTTGCTTATTCGGATCGTTACTTTGATAATTTTGTTTTCTATCAAATTCAACAAAATTTAGTTTCTTTGTCTCTTCTATGCCGTCCACATCTGAATCTTCAATATTCTCTTTTAAACGCACGTCAGAATTATTCATAATGCTATAACCGTTCATGTCAATACTGGAATAATAATCCACGACAACATTGTTCACCACCATAAACTTTTTATCAAACTGGGTATTTGATATCAATTGATTGTTAAAATCTACTCGTTGGTAAAAAGTTGCGTCATCATAAATTTCTACCTTTTCTGATTGTCCTCCAATGACAACAGCTGGAGTATGTGCGCTTCCATTCCATCTACCTAACCACAAATCACTACCAGGATATGCAGAAAGAACAGTACCACCATTTTCAAGCCTAAAATAAGTACCAGAAATATCTTTACCATTTTCTTTGTATAATCTCAATCCCCCAGCATCGTAGGATGTGATAAGCTTTTCCAAAACAAAATTCTTTAGTGTTCCTGAGCTGAGAACCGATCTCCATGATCCTGATTCTGAGGATATTGTTCCTCCACTAATTGTGCTACCGGTTATAGCCACACCAATAATATTAATTGCTCTTAAAGTCCCTGTTGTCATTAAGTCAGCGACAATTGCACCATTATTTGTCATAGCAAGGCCATATGTTCCGTTATATCCAGTAGAACTAAATCCTAACCCTCCAGCATTCCAACGCCAGACATTCTTAGCAGTATTAATATCTGTAGTATCCATAATTAGCATTTCTTGTGGATCAGCCAATGATGGATAAATTACGACATGCCCTTTCCCAGGGTTCTTGATAATATCTGATGCCTCTTGCTGTGCTTTTTCTAACCAATCGACTTTGTCATTAATTTTATCTACATCAGGTTGAGAATCATCCAAAACCTTAGCAAAGTCCGTTCTTGCCTCTCCCAATTCGACAGACTCGTACTTATCAAGCGTAACATTCCATAATGTTTTAACAATTTGTGCAGATGTATTAATATCTAGCTCATTGAAAACTACTGTTACCCAATCACATAAATCTATCGTTTCAAGAGTCTTAAGCTGCTCATCCATAACAGAACTAGCAAGATCAACATACTTAGTTTTGATGGATACTTTTGGAATGCCTACTTTATTATTCTTTATATACGCTTGAATTAACGTCCTTAGCGTTGCCACATCTTTGGGTTCTTTATCACTGAAATCAACCATTTGTATGCGTCTCTGAGTGTAATTCCCTACGTACTCACTATCTATATAGGTTTCTGGTAATGTAATTATTTTCTCATCATTGCCGTTTCCTACTTTCGCCCATCCATAAACCGATGTATAGGTATTTTCGATAGATTCCTCCTGGTTAATATCTGTCAGGTTTTTGCCGTAAGCAATAATTACATTTTTCTCTGTTCCTGCTTGGGACATTAATCTTACTTGATTGTTATTGAAAACATACTCTCCGCCAAAATTATCAAGAACTGACCCACGTGTTCCGCCTAAAGCCTCTTGAGCACTTCCGAACCTAGATGGATCAGTGAAATCAATTGACGACCTGGTTAAAATATCACTGTAAAATGTAAAGTCGCCTTTTGGTTCCATTCGATCTCTTAATTGATTTAATGCAGTTTGAGCAGGAATATTACTGAATGCCGATCCAACTTTAACAATAGACCGCAATAATTGATATCGATAGTGTTCGCAATAAACTGTCACTACTCCGTTGATAGGTTTGGTTATTTCAGCAATTTCAAAACGTTGGCTTTGAGCTTGAATCGTTGGCCCTGCATCAGCAACAACCCATCTACCAACCTTTAGTTCTTTAAACAATGGAGAGTCTACAGGATACTTAAAACTAAGATCGTAAATGCCATTTCGTTCTCTTTGTACTAAAGGGTTGATAGCATCACTTAGTGGCCCAATACCTAACGAAGACCAATTATTATTTTTCTTATCGTGCAAAATAATTGTACTCATACGGCTATGTTCCTCCATCTAGGCTTGATCTTGAATTGATTGATGTTGTTATATGAGATTTCATTTTTCCCCGGTTGTAAGATAATCGGATTATAGCCATCCGTATTTAAGAAACAATACTTAGACACATTTACACCGCCTGTCTTATAAGCAATACCATTCTCGCAATCCATTGTAATGATTCCTGTACCCGCTTCTTTCGCTATCCTAAACTGTTGTCCGTTGATATAGACATTACTATCAGCGGCAGCGGTGGTTTTATTGAAAGATATGCTAGGTAAGCTCGTAAAAATTTCTGGGTTTGTGATCGACTGACCGCTAAGAATCTCTCGTTCATCTTCACCGTCCAGTCGAAAAACATATGGTTGGCATTTGAGTGTAAAATCAATATCTAACCAATCACGCCTCAAATCCTTTCCAGAAGTTCCACTGTACCCAAGTGCTTTGTAAAAATATTCGTTATACTCGCTAAAGAGTAGCGGTTCATATTCACGCGATAAATAAAGCCACCCAGCTATATTTCTAAGCTGGGCGGCAATTGTTTTATCTTTTTCTTTATATATTCTTACGGGGAAGCTTTTTTCTATATCTTTTAGCCTTCCTTTATCGTGAATAACGTCAGAACTTCGCCCGTCAACCTCTGTAAAATCTAATGAAGCCTGAGGTATTACAAAATCCATGTCATTTCTTATCCTCATAAGAAATTCATTAGATCGCCTTCCGCGAAACTGAAAATAGGGTAACTTTGTAAAATCTATTTTAATCGCCCCCTCAATTGTCTTTCTGTTAATCTGGCTAGTCCTTCAGACGTATCTTCAATTGCTCGATCATTCGATAAATCTGCATGTTCTATATTGAACTTGAAGATCGGTGAATAAGATTTTGATTCACTAGAGTTATTAATAATTTGATTACCAGCACTAGCTAAGCCCATTCGTCCAGTGCCTAAAGCAGTTTCTGGGCTATTGTTTGACAAACTATAACCATCAAATCCCAAATCAAAATTCGTCGATAAACGATCGCCCATTGAAGAAATATTCTTTTGAACATTTCTAAAGCTCTCATTTAATCCTCTATTTAATCCATCCATAATTGACTGACCCGCTGGGATTAATAGTTTTTTATCGTAGGAAATAGGGCCCTTATTTGCTTCGATCCAATCGGCAATGCCTCCGACAAAATTCTTAACATTCTCGAACCCAGATTGCAGTCCATCCAGAAAGCCATTTATAATAGATACCCCAGCATTCCACAAGGAATCTGGTACAAATACGCCTCTTATAGCATCCAGCAAATTCCATGCTGCATTCCTCACGTCGTCCTGTCTGTTTCTGATGTTGTCAGCAAAGCCATTCACTAAATCGATAGCAGCGTCCATTAATCGCCCCTGCGCTTGAACGATGCCTCTAACCAGGGCGTCTACTAAATTCATAGCTGCATTTACAATATCAGGAATTTTTCTAGAAATTCCATCTAAAAATTTGACAATTAGATTGACTGCTGCATCTATTATTTTGCCAAGATTATTTGCAATCCCGTTAATAAAGTTAGCTATCAAATTGGCCGCTGCACCCACTATGTCATTCATTCTCGAAGCAAGTGCATTTACAAAATTAACCATCAGATTGACTGCTACATTGACTATGTCTTTCATTCTTGACGCTATCGCTTTGGCAAAGTTCACAACCACTGAAATAGCCGCACTTGTTAAATCGCCAATTTTAGAAGCGATCCCCTGTAACAAAGCGATCAATAAATTCATACCTGCGACAACAATATCAGGCAAATGCTGAGTTAAAGCATTCAGCCAAGTAATTATTAGATTGGCTCCATTAGCTATTAATGTTGGCATTTGTTGAGTGATACCCTGTAATAAAGCATTGATTAAGCCAATACCAGCTTCTATTATTTGCGGCAAAGCTGTAGTCAGCCCACTTATCCATGCGATAATTATTCTAGTTGATGATTCGATTATCGTTGGAATTAGGATTAACATTGATTGGGTAAAAGAATTGATTAGTTGAGCTGCAGCTAAAGCAAGTGTCGGTAACCCCTGGGCGATTCCAAGAACAAAACCAGAGATAACCTGTAGTCCTCCGGAAATAATTCCCGGAAGTGCTGTAGCAATTGCTCCTAATATTCCTTGTAAGGCTGTTCCGAAAGAAGTCCCCAATTGTGGGCCATATGTGGCAATGCCTTCAGCTAAACTTTGAATGGAAATGAAGATACTGTCCATTCCCTTTGTGATATCGCCGCCGCCTATAACTTTAGCAAATAGTTCAAACGCTTTAACAACCAATCCTACAGGGCCAAGTAAAGCAATAAACACTGATTTGACTACTTTTAATGCAATTCCAAATATATCAATTGAACCTGAACCAGATTTAAAGCCTTCAATAATTGGTTTAATACCATTAGCCAACTTAGTCATACTATTCCAAAGAGATTCCGGCAACATTTCAGTGAATCGATCATGAAGCTCTGCTACACTCACACTCCAATCGTTAAACGCAATTGCTTTAAATGCTTTGGTCAACATTTTGGTTCCCTCAACAACTGCTTTCATCCCGTTGGCTAACTTTGTCATTCCATTCCATAATGATTCTGGAAACAACTTTGTAAATTCATTTTTTAGTCCTGCAACACTTACACTCCAATCAGATGTAAATATAGCTTTAAAGCCGCTCCACAATAATTTCAGACCAGCTATCACCTTGCCTATTGGAGCCATTAACGCAGATAGAGACTGGCCTATTTCGTTTACCTTATTCCTGAATCCTTCATTTGTTTTATAGAAATAAATAAATCCTGCAGTTAACGCAGCAATTCCAGCAATAACTAACGCAAATGGATTAGCCATCATAGTCGCTTTCATAAGTGTAAAAGCTGTTTTAACACCTTTGATAGCACTAGACACACTGTTGATAATTCCAACCGTTGCCTTAAAAGCGATAAATCCTGCCGCGACAGAAACGATAATTCCACCTAGTATTTTAAAAGCCGTCGCATGTTCTTTTACAAACGCTGTACCTTTTTGAATCAATGGGATTATATTGTCCATAGATTTAACAATATTTTCGAATGCTTTATCAATTACAGAAGATATCACAGTAATATTTTCACCGATAGATTTTCCAGTGAGTTTTTTTGTGAGTTCATCTAGCTTCCCCATGACATTAGCAAGCCCTCGAACGATAGCTGTTTTCATATTCGAAAAACCCGTTCCGATTCCTGCCATCGCATCTTTCGCGATAGTTTCTAATGATTTTAGACCGCCGCCACCTTCTTTATTTAATTTGATCAATCCCTCTTGAAATTGCTCTACAGAAATAGATCCGTCAGATAACCCTGCCTTTAACTCTCCAGTAGTTTTGCCCATAGTCTTAGCCAGAGCATTAAGAGCAGGGCCTAATCCGCTATCAATCATGGAGTTCCATGTCTCGGCATCTACTTTCCCATTGGAAAAAGCTTGAGATAACTGAGTCACTGCATTTTCAACTTGTTCTGTTGTTCCTCCGAAACCAAGAATTCCATTGTTCAAAGCAGAAAATATTTGCTGAGATTTATCTAAATCACCAGTGGATGAAGCAAGCAACTGGACTGATTTCACAGCTCCATCTAGCGGAGTTGGTAATCCCTGGATACTTTTCTTCAAGTTGTCCATGGTGGTTTTAGTATCTTTCGCACTGAAACCCATATTTTCAAAAACTCTATTTGCATTACTCAAAGTATCAAAACGCTTTACTGCATCACCAACTGAGTTTTTAAGCACATTAAAAGCCGCGCTGGCAAGCTTCACAGCTCCGACAGCAACGGCCATATCTCTAATACTTTTATTTGCTTTTGTAGATTTCCCCTCTAATTGATCCAAATTCCTATTCAATCCAGTGACATCTTTACCGTCAACATTGACAGCTATTGAAACAGTTCCATCACTCATCGTCTTCCTCCTCTCTCAACGTATTCGGAAGCGCATATTTTCGTTGTAATTCACGCATTTTTTTCTTTTCTTTGGCATCCATCCCTTTTTGTGGCTCCCAGTTACGAATTTGAATGATTCGTTGCATAATGGTGTCGTCTGGAAGGCTTTCTAAAAGCGCTTGAAACTCTTGCCAAGAAAGTTTTCCTTGTTCTGCAAAGAGATTTATCCCAATTTGTCTGAAAGAAGCATAGATATACTTTGCATCATGAATAACGTCTAAATTTCGTTTTGAAGGTTTTGCAGGTAGTTCATTTCCTAATTCATCCACTTCTGAATGGTTTTCAGCACCTAGAAAGATGAATTCCAATCGAATAAACTCCCACATTTCAAGCTTTTCTAAAATAGTTAAATCGGTGTCTCCAACCAACAGTTGAATAGCCAAATTGATCTTTTGTTCTTTAAAAAGAGATTTATCTGCCATGACATCAAACACATCTAGAACGTTGTCAAAAGCCAAATCAATTGGATAGTCTTTTTCACCAAAAGAAAAAGAGGTAACAAGCGGATCATTTAACCGCATAACTGTCACCCCTTCTTAGTAGCTTTTTTCTTTAAATATTCATTTTCTAGATCTTTTGATTTGTTCTCCTGCTCTTTTTTGAACACATCGATATTTTGAGCAATACCACTAGCTAAATCAAAGAATGCATTGATCCAAGCAATTAAATCAGGGATTTCTGTGTATAATTTCTTAAATGCACCGTCGCCAAGCATGACGTCATAGCCCAGTCCCAAAGCTTCTTTCTTCGATTGAATGTCATTGTCGTCTTCTAATTCATTTAGTTTTTTTTCAACTTCTGCATATTTCACTTCATACTCTTCGATGTGTTCTGCAGAACAATCAAAAAAGAATTCTAATCCAGCCAATGAAACCGGGAACCCTGTACGTTCAACGTTAATTTTTAATGCTTTCATTTTTGATCCTCCCTAAGCTGTTTTTGGTGTCGCCTTAACGACTGCACTCTCTTTTCCATAACCCATTTCATTTTTAGCCTGCGCTTTAAATTCATATTCTGAACCATTCGTTAAACTATT